ACTGGAGCTGTTCGTCTACTGTGAGAGCATCTGTAATCATCCTGCAAAGGTATCTACAAATGTGATAACGGCATCAGATGGCTGTGCTTTGCTGACCTTCAAAGAAGGGGCAAACCAACTGTACTTACCTTTGCTGATGAGTGAACTTTTGAAGTCCCACACGCGATGCTGCATTTTAGCAGCAGGATTAAACTGGGCGAACGTTGCCAGAGTTTTGAAAGTCTGACGGTAGGCGTCTTTTGCCACGTTAATTTTACCCAGCGCATAATTATCTTCCCCAATCGGGAAAGGGTATGCTGCTTCATTGTCATCTCCCTCCGGCTGTTTGAAGAGCATGGTGATGTCAGCAAATTCGAGCATATCATACTCGCTTGTTGCTGCGATGCGCTGCCGCTCTTCTTGGGAGTAGGCGACTTGTGGTACCTCGTCAGAGTCGTAGTCAATGTTCTCTCGCCAACCTTTGACAGCGGCGAGCACTACTACAGGGATAGATTCGTCTACTGGCGCTAGGACATATTGTTTGTCCAAGACTACTGCACCCAATGGTGCTTCAATCTCGCTAGTTTTTTGAATCACATTGACGCGAGGGACCATGATGTCGCTCTGCTCGATAACTAAACCACTAGCGGTAGTAGTGGTGAGTTCTGCCGGATTTACTTCTGCGATTGCAGTTTCTGCTTCTTGTTTCTTAGCCATTGTTAGCTGTTTCTTGTTTCTGGTTTACTGTTTTGCGATTGTGAACCGCTCATCAGAGGCGCGGATAATGCCAGCCTGTTGACAGTCGTCAATAAAATTCAACTCTTTTTCTCTCTTCTCACCTTTAGGTGCTTTGGCAGCAATGAGTTTTGCAACTTTAGAGAGCGGGATATTTGCGGCTTCCAGTATGTCAGAAGCATCTAATCCATGTGCTTGTGCGATGTTTGTGAACGTCTGATTGTCTATGACTTTCTTAGTTCGGCCCATTGACCTGAGCTTTAGTCCATCCAACTCCACACCAGACTTGGCGGCGTCTAGAACTCTTTCTTTGATCCGGCTGGCCCAGTTTTCGACAATCTTAGCAATGTTGAAAAGCTCAGACAATCTCGCGGGGTCGTCGATGTTTTCTAAGTCTACGTCAGGGATCGTAGAGTCGAGTTTCTTTGCAACATCTACAACTAGTCCACCAAGAGCGGGGCAAGCATCTTCGTGTTTACAGAACCGGCAATACTGGGTAGGGGTGCAATCGTCTAGATCTATAGTTCCTTTGCCCCATCTTGGCCGGATCTCTTCACCCTTCTTAATAATCTCACTTAGCTCTTGGATCATCCCAGCTAGATCATCTCTGCTGAAAGTGTGGAACAAAGAGTCATTGTGCTGTGGTACATAGAATACAAAGACGATCTTATCTATGTCTTTGTATTTTTGGAACGCCCCTATCGTGTAGGCTTTAGCTTGCCAGTTATGTTCAGGGGCATCAATGATGCTGATCCCTGTTTTGTAGTCAGCCATTACTGCTTCTTTACCTGACTCCAGAACAAGAAATCTGTCGCAGGTTCCCCACGTTGAAGTTCCTTCTAAAGATACATCTACCTGTATTTCGTTGTGCTCCTCTTTTACAGCAGGGAAGTTAGCCATAAAATCAGACTCCATCTCCACAATCTGGTTGTATATGTCCGTCTCTTTTTCGTTATGTAACGCAGATGGGTCGCGCACTTCTAGTGCTTCATGGATTCGTGTGCCCATTTCGGCAGCGGCTGAAGTCCCGCTTTTTCCCTCGTATGCCGCACATGCGGCGACATACTTGAGGGAAGAGGGGGAGAACTCAGCGTGTCCTCTGGAACCATGGTCTGGTTTAGTCTGCACTGTGCATTTCTTTTAATCGTTCCTCAAATGCATCAGCATCGATGTCGGACAGCTTGTCCATGATGTCTTCTATTGGAGGGGTGTTCCGCATTGCTTCTTCGACACCTCGCTTCATGCCCATCTCTATGGCATTACGAGTATCCGGTCCAGTGCATAGGGCTTTGTCTATGCCGTCTATTATTGCCTGACGAATAAGCTGCGGCATATAGCAGTTTCCGTTGACGTTTTCTGGATCAAACAGGTCGCTGATAGCCCCACTTATCGTGTGGGTTATTGCGTTATAAACGGCTTGCTGCATTTCTTTGGTGTTTAGGTCTATTTGCATTTTTTGTGTTTGTTTGGTTTGGTTCATGAGTGGAGAAGGTTGAGGTTCGTAAGGCGCTTAGTAATCGCAACCATCACATGCTCTTCGATAGAGTCGTTAGCCACCAGTATTTTCTGTATAGCGTCACTCTTCGCCCCGTTGCGGTGGATGCGTCCTAACGTTTGCATATGGTTTTTAGCGGAGAAACAGGGGCATATAATCGACACACGTTGCCTATTCCCATGAGTGTCATGCAAACTAATACCAGTCCCTCCTGCTGCGATGTTGAGTACAATTACGTGGTCCTCATCGTTTTGGAATCTGTCGATTGCTTCTTGGCGTTCTTCGGCAGATTGCCCTCCTTGGATACTGCGGCATCCAAGGTTTTGTCGAAGTGTCTGAACAGTCTCAGAGAAGTTCACAAAGAGGACTACGCTCTTACCCTCGTGCATAAGTTCTTCGGACATTTCAACAAGGTCTGGTATTTTGAACGACTCTGCCAACTGACGAGCACGTAGAATATTTACAAGCATGTGTTCAGAGTCTTCAACGGTGCCGTGCTCTATGTATTGTTGGACTATCTCAGGTGTAATCCCCGCTTTCTTGTAGGCCGCTTTTATTTTTGCGGCGTTGGCGTATTGGATCGGGTCCACGATTACTCTGTTCTCTTTGAACGAGTCGGGAAAATCTTTGGTCGTTAGCCGGTGTACATTATGGTTGTACATAACTTCTCTTAGCATCGGCAGGACACTACGCTCTACTAACTCCCAAGCGCCCCATTCGTTTTGTTGGCAGCCCCAAGTGTACATCCAAGAATACCAACTCTTCAAATCTCTTACTGGATTGTTGAGAGAGTGTAGCCCCAGCATATAACCCAGTCCTCTCATCTCGGTAGGGTCTTCGGCAGCGGTCGCTGACATTGCATGGACTGAGAATTTTTGTTGCACCAGTGAGATCAAGAGCTGGGCATTCTGTGTGTATGGCCCTTTGCATTTGTGGACTTCGTCTATCAGAACAAGGGTGTCAGAAGGCAAATCCCATCTCATTATCTTTTTACCCACCTTAGACATGAATGGTGTCTTACCCGTTCTGAGTTTCTCGTGATTGAGGATAAACACAGGTTCGAGACCAGTTTCTTTCATCTCTCGTTCCCATGAGGGTATCACAGCTTTTGGGCATATGATGGCTACGGGTCGATTGAGTGTCTTAGCTGTCTGGCAACCCACCACTGTTTTACCTGTCCCAGTGTGGGAGGTATCACAAGTGTTTACTCCACTTAGCTGCAACCGCACAAATTTGTCGTGCAGTTCTTGTTGCTTTGGGAAAAGTGTTTTCATCAGTGGATACGGTTGCTGAACATCGCATGGGCTAGGGCTATCCCCATCTTGTACTGTGACCCACCAAACCCTTTGTAAAGTTTGCGGTGACGTTGTGGGGTGATGACGGTCATTACGTCATCTCTTGACTCTCCGACCCTGAAGCCCATTTCGAGGGCGGGGCTAATCGCTTTGCGCCAGAAAGACGGCTTATCTGCGAAGGGTATCTCGTGCAGCTCAAAGAACTGAGCCACGCTTTTTGGTGTGTGGTGTTTTGGCATGCATAGGGCCTTAACACACGGGGGCTAAAAGCCCAGACTTAATTCAATTTTTTTCTTAGAGTGTATCGCGCTGGCGGCGGGTGGACGGATGGTAAGACGAAGAATTGCCCTACGACGTTTTACCATCCCACCGCCAGCGCAAGTCCAATACACACTGACGGGCTGAAAATATAAAAGCCTTAGCTGTTGTCAACAATTTTCTTCTGCCGGTAATAATAGGCGATCAGGTAGGCGTCGATCATGCCATCGTGGGGAGTGCGGCATCTTTTGTTCTTTAGCCAATTCTCCTCGGGGGCAAGCCGTTCGGCGGTATTCAGGGCAGCTATTTTAGTCATGCCCTTGGGTATGAACCCCAGAACAGCCCTCTGCCATTTGTGGACACTGATTCTTGCAACTTCGTACCCTTTACACTCAGCCATGCCCAGCAGCTTCCCGAATGAGATAGCCATTGAGCGGACTGCTTGGGAACTTTTTGCATGGGCCAGCGGTTCTTCGATAGCCATGACAAACGGAGTGTTCAAGTCACTGAGCCACTGATGGACTTTGCGTATGTCTATTTCTCTTTTCTTGCTGCGCTGCTGGCAAGGCATAGAAATCTTATCAATAATCTCCCCGCTAAACTGCGCGATGGCGCACAGTCCCCCGTCTAGTCCGTTGTCTACACCGACTATCACTCGGCGTGTTCTAGTACTTCCACTTCCGCTACCCAACCAGCTTTGTCTACGTCAGCTTTGATCCGACCAACATACCGGCCAAGTACTGCTAGAGTGTTTTCGTCGTCGGTAAGGCCCTCTTCAATTAGCTTCGCTCTCGCTTCTAACCATTTAGCCAATACCTTGCATTCACTAGCGCACACAGTTTTTCTTGCTTCTTTAATCGTAGCTTCCATTACTCTTTATTTTTGTTTTCTGCTTCTTCCCGCAACAGTGCTTTGCAAAGGATGGCGTAATTTACAATGTCATCACACGCATCCTCTACAGATTCGTTCATCACGCGAAGTTCTCCATCGGCCACGAATGACCGTATCCTCATGATCTTGTCCTGAACACGGAGCAGGAGTCCGGTTACAGGATGCAGGTTGAGGGCTAAAGATGCTTTGAAGTTAGCCAGCGCATCTGTGGCTTTGGACCCGCCAGTGTAGTCAGAATTCTTGCGGCGCATAATATCCTGCGCTGCGGTGCAGGTTTCCTCATGTATCGCAAGTAATTCTTCGGTATTCATCTAGGCATGGCGCTGTCTCTTATCAACAGTCCATCCCCCTCGTAAGGAACCTCGTAGGCAACTCCCTTCTCCAACAGCTTTATATAGGAGATTTCTTTCCATGTAGCGGGGATGACTTTGCAAAAAACCCCTTCTGCTATTGAAGACCTGTACAGAAATTTGTTCTCAAACAACTTGTGTCGTTTTAATACGACAGGGTTTAGTACCACTTGTCGATTTGCAAACATCTCTCATTAGGTCTTTAAGAACGCTGGGGCGGCATCACCTTTAACGTTTTGAGCTAGATAGTCAATCAAATTAGACGCTGACGCCTTAGACATACGCCACTTGTCCGACAGTATATGTGCGGACAATTCGTGGCTGTAGCATGCTATTGGTGGGCCATTGGGGTGTCGGATAACGCCCATGTATGCATCTTCCAGCTCTTCTAAGAGAGCGATAACGTAGTGGCCTTTTTTGTCGTCTGGGCCTTCAAAAGCAATGCTGAAACGATCACCCCATGTCATCGGCTTTGGTGTCCTCTACGTCGATGATGGGTTTGTCGGAAACACGCTTCTTTCCGTCCTCGTCAGTAGAGTTATTAAGGATTGAAATGTCTATTTGCATACGACTCGCACCGCCGCCGGTCTTAGCATTGAGGCCCAAGTTGCGTCGGATAAGCTGATCCAGCTCCGACATCTCACGTATAGTTCGCGGGCCGCGCACATGATTCATACTATCTCTCAGGAGTTTAATCCCTGAGGCGGCGATATAGTGCTGGTACTTATCAGCAGGAGAGTTTTGTGATTCTGCAATCTCCGACAAGATTTTGTCATCTGCCTCTGACTGGGCGAGCCTCGCTTCTGTCGCGGCTTGCTTGGTCATATCGGAGAGCTTGACCTCCAGTTTTTCTTTTAGCTCGTCTTTGTCGGCAGAAGGCTTGGGGAGATTAAATCCTGCTTTCTTTGGGGGCAATCCTAGCTTACGAAACCAACGACGAACGGTGTTTTGGTGTACCCCAAGGTATCTGCCAATAGCAGCGTTGGTCATGCCTTGCGCGTTTAGGTCTAAGGCTTTTTGTACAATTTCGGTGTTGCCTGCGTTCTTGTCTGCCATTCTACAACAAAATCACGTATATCTAATTTAAGCATGCCTTTAGACCCCACAAAACGCAAGCGTGTTATAGAGCCACGCATTGACCCTGATTCTAAGAAGATGGATGTAGGGGGTCTTTTGATACCACCTACTAGCCTGCTGACTGCTTTACTTTACGGCTTTGCCCACCACCCCAAGGCGACGGCCAAAGAATATTACTTCTGGCGTATATGCGACGAGCTTTGGAATCATGAAGATTTGCCAGAGCCTATGATGGTTCGGCACCCGTGGGCAGAACAGATGATACGGGCTGCTCTAAAAAATAAATACCTGTCGGTCGGTGGGTCGGCTTCGTCAGGTAAATCACACACTATGGCTGCGTGGGGTATAGTTAATTGGTTATCCCAGCCCAGAGATACCCTGATCCTTATGACCTCCACCACGTTACGTGAGGCACGGAAAAGGATTTGGGGTTCAGTGATCTCACTCTTGTCAGTGATTGACGGAGCACCAATCAAGATACGGGATTCAATCGGAAACGCGGCGTATGTCGATGAGCGTGAGAACCTTATCGAGCGAGCCGGTCTATCTCTGATCGCTGCGGAGAAGTCTAAGACAAGGGAAGCGGTAGGTAAGTTTATCGGTATTAAACAGAAGAGAGTGATCCTGATTGGCGATGAGTTGTCTGAACTCTCAGAGGCTATTCTCAATGCAGGTCTGACTAACTTGTCAAAGAACCCCCACTTCCAGATGATCGGGATGGCTAACCCCAACTCGCGGTTTGACGCTTTCGGGGTGTGGTCAGAACCAAAGAATGGGTGGGACTCAGTAGAGATACAGAGTGCAGATGAGTGGGAAACGAAATGGGGCGGCAAGTATATCCGTCTCGATGGTGAGAGAAGCCCTAATATACTGCTAGGTGAGACTAAGTATCCTTGGCTGCCCACCGCATCTAAACTAGAGGAGGATAGGATATTATTAGGGCCAGAGTCGCGGGGCTATATGCGAATGGTCAGGGCGATCTTCTTCGATAGTGACGAGACCACAGGTATATATGCGGAGTCTGAGTTGTCCAACAGCGGGGCGATGGGCAAAGTAGATTGGGCTAACACCCCAACAGTTGTGGCGGGTGTTGACCCCGCTTTCACTAACGGGGGCGACCGGACCATCTTGTCGATTGCAGAGGTGGGGTACGCGAGAAACGGCCAATACGTGTGCCAGTTTACGGAGATGATTCACCTCAACGATGACGCAACTAACAAGGCAGTGCCGCGCACATATCAGATTGTTAGTCAGATTGTAGAGCATTGTAAGAAGCACAAAGTCTCGCCAGAAAATGTGGCGGTGGACTCCACTGGTGCGGGTGCCCCTTTCTGTGATGTCTTGGCAGGAGAGTGGTCGCCCAACTTCATGAGGGTAACGTTTGGTGGGAAGGCTTCTGACAAGCGTGTGTCTATGAACAGCCAGCTTACTGGTGAAGAACTCTACGTGAACCGTGTATCTGAGTTATGGTTTGTGGGTAAGGAACTTATGAGGACTAAACAGATCTACGGGATCAGCTCTGACCTTGCTCAGGAGATGTGCGCTAGGAACTACGACATGATTAAGACTGGTTCCTTGAAGGTGAAAATTGAATCCAAGATCGAGTTCAAGTCTAGGTTTGGTAGGAGCCCCGACTTGGCTGATGCTGCATTCCTTGCTCTTGACTGTGCTAGGCAGCGTTTGGGACTCGTGGCAATCGACCCACCCAAAGACGAAAAGGGTACAGGATACAGGAAGCGGGTTACAATTAAGACTCTGGGACAGGCGCTCCAAAATAACGATAGCCATTTGCTGTCTTAAAAAGTCCTCCCCATTTACCCTTGGTACCATTCTTGAGAAGAATAGTACCAATATGATTTTGCAAGGAACTTTTCAACCGGAACCCACAAATTTGTCGTTTAGTACCGACATGTCAGTAGAATTGACAATATTCCTACAAAAAGGTAATTTATAGCCTGTGGCGTCTAAGCGATTTAAACGACTACCATCGGGTAGAATACAGTATATGGGGGAGACCTATGCTGGGTTCAATAAGCCCAAGCGGGCACCCAAAGGATC